CGGAACGCCTTGTCGTCGCCCTGAGCCTGCGCCTTGGCCTCGGCAAGCTGAATCTTCAAGGGCACGGTGAATTGGTCCTTGACGGCGCTCTGGGCTTTCTTCGTTGCGCCAGCGATTTCGTCCCGAATCGACTTCAGCGCTTGGAGCGCTTGCACCAGCTTCTCGCCGTGGAGGTGCGGAAGCTGCCGCAGGATGTAGGCGATCTCGGCCTGCCACGCCCGAATGTCGTCCTTCATCGTTTTGGTCAGCGCGGCGCGGGCCTCGCGGATGCGGAGCTTTACGGGTAGCTCAAACGACTTCGCGGCCTTGGCAGCCGGGTCCTTTGATGGGTCGCCTCCACCGCCACCTCCACCGCCACCTCCACCGCCAGCGCCCTTCTGGAGTTCCCTGCGGGCCTTCTCCTGCAAGCCTTTGAGCGCTGCGGCGATAGCGGGGCCGACGCTGGCAATACCCTTGACGATGGTGCCGAACAGCGCTGCGGCGATGCTATGGCCGAGCGAGCGTGCGGCAGCTACAGCGGCGGGCCTGATCTTGCGAATCTTGTTCGGTAGCTTCGCTAGCTCTGCGAGGAATTGGATCGTTGCATCTGGCACCGCAAGCCCATGACCGATTGCTTTTCTCAACGCATCGGCCGCATTGCGTACCTTCGGCTTCAATGCCTCCATTCCGGCCGGGATGCCGAGCAGGTTGGAGAGCAGCCGCGCACGAGCGGCGGCCTGGTTGGAGACGGTCTGCGCGATCTTGGCGAGTTCAGGCTGCGTGCTGCGGTTCGCGTCAGCGAACTTCTGAGCGCCGACTGCGAGATTGATGTAGGAGTCGCGCAAGCCCTTCAGCTTTTTCGTCGCGTCGCCGATCTGCGTAGAGGCTGTGGCGGCGGCGAGTGAAGCAGCCGTACTATCGGTCGCATGGGCGATAAGCCCCTGGAGGTAGCGATAATCGCGTGCTGCGTTCCTGGCCTTGCCGCCTAGGTCCTCAAGTGTGCGGCCGAAGCCCTTGGTCTGCTTCGCGGCGTTCTGTCGTGCTGAGGCCGTGCGATTCTCCGTGTTGGTGAGGTCGTTTTCGGCCCGCTGTACCTCTAGGAGCGCCTGCTTGTAGCTAAGGACAGCCTGCGCTCGGTCCTGCGCTGACGCCTTCGGGTCATGCTCAACCCGGATCATTTCCTTCCGGGTCGAGAGGGCTGTGAGCTGTGCCTGCTGGACGGCGAGGTGCGCCCCCTTTAGGTCGAGCAGCGCACCGCGTAGATCGCGCACCGCTCGGCCAGCGCTATGAACCGAATCAGCGACGCGCTGGTTCGCTTCGGCCACGTCGTCCGACCTGTTTGCAAACACGGAGTAGGCGATAGCGGCTGCGCCTGCTGCGATTGCGAGAGTCAGGAGAATGGGGTTGGCTGCCGCGAGCGCGAGCGAGGCGTCTGCTGCCGCTGCTGCTGTCACGGTCAGCAAGCGCAATTCGGCAACGACTACCGTGATAGCCCCCTTGATCGCTGTGAAGGCGACGATCAATTTGCGACCCGCATAGACGGCGGCCACGATGCTGAGAACCGTTGTGGCGAACGCGCGGCCAGCCGCCGTGTTGAGCGCGTCAGCGACGCCCTTGATAGCCGCGAGGATGGGCGGCAGGACGGCGGCCAACGCCTTGAACGCGACGACCAGCGTGCCGCCGATGATGCCCACGATGGGCTTGGCGATGGTCGCCAGCGCCTTGAATACCGAGGCGATGGTTGCCCTGATCCGTCCGAAGTTCGACCGCAGCACCTCGTAGAGCTGCGCGGCAGCCTCGTTGATTTTGGCGAACAGGTCGGTGAATGTCCGGCTCACCGTCGCTGCGAAGTCCGGCCCGCCAAGTACCCCGGCCAAGCGCTTCAGCAGGTTCGTTGTGATCCGCTCCGCGCCGACGAGAACGACGCTGATCTTCGCCGTGACCGTGGGCTGCTGCTCAATCTTTTTGATGAACTCGCGGAAGTGAATAGCGGCCTTGGTTGTCGCTTCGGCAACGTGCGTGGCGAGCGGTGCGAAGATGTCGCCGATGGTGATGCCTGCGGCTTGTACCGCAGCCTTCATTTGCGCGAAGCGGAACGCCGAGTCCTTGGCAATAGCTCCGAACGCTGTGTTTAGTGAATTGGTGCTATCCCGCGACTTTCTCAGCACTTCGATCACCTGCGGGAATTGCTTACCAATCAGCGCCAGGATGCCTCTGAACGCCCTCATATTCGGGAAGGCTTTGGCGAGCGCATCCGTATTGCCTTCAAAGTGCGATTTGAGCTGCGTCAGGAAGCCGATCATCCCCGTCGGGCCTTTGATCGTTTTCTTCAGCCCCTCCACGGTGAGGCCGACAGACTTGAACGCCTTGACCGCCTGCGGCGTGGTTTTGAGCAGCGAGGCGAACGCCTGCTGTAGCTCAATCGCAGCCGTCTGAGGTTCAACGCCGAGGCGGGTGATGGACGCCAGCGCACCACCGAGGTCGCCGAACTTCACGCTCAGGGCCGCAGCAACATTCGCCACGTTCCCGAGCGACGGAGCGAAGGCGTCGGCCTCACCCTTACCAAGCCGGACGGTGGAGACGAATACGTCGGCGGCCTTCTGTGCCGAGAGGTTCGCCTCGCCGTAGGCGTTGATCGCGCTTGTGAGCGCGTCGGCCACGGTCTGCGTGTCGCCGAGGCCCGCGCTGGCAGCCTTCGCCGATACCTCCACGACCTTCATCGCGTTGCTGGCGCTGATGCCAGCGGAGGCGACGAAGTAGAGAGCCTTCGCTAGCTCGTTCGGCGTCTTGCCGACAATGGGCGCGAGGCGCAGCAGCTCGTCGCTGAGGCCCGCCACGGCGTTCTGGGACACCTGCGCCAAGCCCACCGTCTTTTGCATGGTGTCGTTGAACTCGACGGTCGCGCTCGTCGTGTTCTTGATGATCGTGGCGATGCCCGCAAACGCGATGAATTGCGCCGAGGCGAACGCGACGGCGCGGCCGAGGCCGCCGAAGCCGACCGTGGCGGCGAAGGCACCACGGCCGGAGCGCACGATCTCGCTGTTCCAGATGCCCGCCGAGCGCCTAGAGCTGGCGAACGCGCGGTTGAGCGAACTCGCGTTCCCCAGGATTTCGACTTCGATGCGGCGGGCCATTATTCAGGCAGCGAGTTGAACATGGAGACGTAGAGGGCCAGAGAGATTTCCTGCATCCGATCTGGCGTGAGGCCGGGGTAGAAGTGCAATACCCACGGTCGGCACATCAGTCCGGGGTCACGTTGAATTTCTCGGATTCCAGTTCGGAGGTCGCCGGGGGACTTGGCGGGTCGGTCGGCGGCAATAAGCGCTCGTCGGACGATGCTCCGTTCGTAGTCCTCTCGGTCGTAAGGTCCGGGGGGTTCGGCCCATCCCCGTTGGCCGCCTCGCCAGGAGACGGCAGATCGACAGCGATACCTGCATCCTCGTCGCCACCGACGAAGCTGACTTCACCGAGCGGCATATCCATGACCAGCCTGCTGATCCGTTCGACGGATCGCTCGGGATGGGCGGCGCGGATCGACGTTGCCATCAGCGCCATCAGAACGGGGGCGCGGCCTCGCTCTAGGGCGTCGTCCACGATGTCGAAGAACTCCTGCACGGGCATATGCGTGAAGTAGTCGATGAGCATGAGGTCCTTGCCCACGTCCGATACACGCCAGCGATAGAACTCGCCCTGGTACTCAAAACCTTCCTCTTGCGGAGCGACTGTCATGTCATCCGCCATACGAATCACCTACCTGTAGAAGTGAGCAATTACCACGTCGAGAGCCTTGTGGAATTCTTCCGTCGTGCGGAGACTATTCGCTTTCCGCGCTGGAAGCAAAGCTCGCTTCATTTGCAGGTCGCCGTACTCAGGATGTTCCCCTGTCGTCTTGCGAAGTGACTGCCGGATTTTCACGCTGCGTGTCGTGACACTCACCTTGTATCCAGCAGCGGATTTCTTGCTGTACGGCTCCAGGCGACGCGCAGCGTCGGCACGCACAGGTTCGCCGATGGCCTTCAGAGCAGTAGTGACGGCGGCCTTCGTCTCGGGTCCAGCCCGATTGATCGCCTGAACGAACGGGCGGTAGTTCTTGACAACCAGGTAGGGCCGAAACTCGGCCGCCATCAGCTACGGAGCGACCGTGCCCCAGGTGAACAGCGAGTCCGGGGCGGGCTTGAACGAGGCTTCGATCTCGCCACGCGCGTTCAGCTCTCCAGACAGGCCGTTGTAGTCGAACATGAGCGCCGAGCCGCCGAACAGCGGGTTCGTGGCAGCGGTGCCGAGACGACCATCCGGCTGAATGTAGATAGGGAACGCGCTCCCACCCTGGTAGAGCGGGTAGAGCGTCGCGTGGACGCTGTTGGCACCGAAGTCCTGAAGGAAGCCGATGGTGATGGTGGCGTCCTCCAACCCGGCCAGGAACTCGCGCGTCAGGGTGTTGGAAAACCCGGACACATCGACCTGTTCCTTCGTCTGAGGAGAGTCCAGACGGAAGGCGTGCAGCGACAGGTCCTGGTTATTCACCACCACCTTGTCGCTGGTATTGAGGAACTTAGCCATTCCTCACTCCTTTCACTGTTACGAGCGGTATGGGCCGCTCCTCCCTTTCTACGACCTGTAGAGACTCAGCGAATAACTCTGGCACCGAAAACACTGTCCATTGGTCGGCATCGTGCCGAAGGCGGCGGTACTCATTGAGCAGAGATTCGCGTTCTTCTCTACGCCGGACGAGAAACTTGTGATGCTCAATAGCGACAGGTGCTTGCTCGCCTGAGCCGTAAGGCGATCCGTCGTGAACCCTGTGTCGTCCCCCGGATTTTGCCTTGATCGACAGCCGCGTTTGCAGGTCTGGGTACAGCGGTGGCGTTGGAATGTAGTGGTGCGTATCGCCCCAGAGGTGTAGTCGGGGGAAGCACCAATGGTCTGCGGCTTCATAGGAGCAATCCCTGAGCCATTCGACCATTTCCGGCGACGGCAATTCATCGTCATCCAGGCGCAGGATGTAACCGTCAGCGCACTCAGCCACCGCTTCGTCCAACGCATCTTCGATGGTCCGAATGTGCGAACCGTCGTACTCGACCATTTCGCCGTCGAGTAGATCGGCCAGATCATCGAACGCTTGCAGGAAGCGGCCAGCGTGCGGTGCGTAGCGCGTGACGCAGAGTATGGTGAGCATCAGTCCGGCACCGCCAACATCAGCGGGTAGGCCATCACTTCGACCTGAGCCTCGTGGACGGGAAGATGCGGCTCGTCTTGCAGTAGCTCTGAGCGGTCGATATGCGCGAGGTCGTAGGAGTACGTCAGACCTTGCGGCCTCATGTTGTGCATGATCGGGTAGGCGTCGATCACCCCGAGCTTCAGATGCTCCTCTTTCAAGCGGTACGGCCAGATCAGGTCCAGCCCCCATCCCTGCTCCGCGCCCTTGTCGAACGGGAAGATGTGTGGGTAGGCAACGCGGGCGACCGAGAACAGCGGCCCGATCTCCACGAACCGCGTCTCGCGGCCGAGCAAATCGTCGTGGCGACTGTTGATCGGGTAGGTGTGGATGCTGCCCGGAAGGTGCGCGGGTTGAGCAAGCGCGAAGCCGAGCTGCTTCTGCACGGCGATGTACGAGTCGAGCCAGCCTTCCGCGAGGTTCGTGTCGTCGTCGGTGACGACCACGAAGTCGAATTTCTCCACGTCTTTGAGCAGGCGGTTCAAGGCCGGGTACTTCGGCTCTTTCGTCGCCTCGGTCATTTCCATCCAACGCTGTTCGACCTCATGCTCCTGGCTCGCGCCGAACACCCCGGCTAGATGCTCCTGCGTGTTCGGGATGTCGCTCAGGTAGATGCCGACGATGAGAATGTTCATGCCGTGACCTTCGCTGTCTTGCGCTCACGGGCACGGCGGACCTGTCGTGATTCGGCCGGGACTAGCTGCTCCAGGGCGGGCAGCCAATATTCGATCAGCACCTTGTCGGCGTCGTACTGCGACGCGAACTCGACGCATTTGTCGCTGCGCTCCTGGTCGCCTCGTGCTTCGTAGGCGGCTTCCAGGGCCGCGATGATCGACGGCACGAAGGGCATGAAGAACCAGGACACCCCGGCGTTGTCCCAGAAGGGCTGTCCGTCCACGAGCCAGCCGGGGCCAGCCAGCTCACTCATGGCCGAGTGGTCAGACGTGATGACGGGAACGCCGCACGCCTGCGCCTCGACAATCGGGATGCCGAAGCCCTCGCCCATCGACGGCTGAAGCAGCACGTCGAACGCCTGGTAGATCGACGCCAACGTCGAGGCGGGCATCCCGAGGTGCCAGATCGCATCCTCGGGGAAGCGCACGCGGCCCTCCGGCGTGTCGCAGGCGGTAGCGATCAGGTCAAGGTTCATCCCGACGTGCGTGTTCGCCTCGGTGTGCGCGTAGAGGTAGGCGTCGTCATGGCGCTTGGCGAACGCCGCGAACGCCTGTAGCGCCTCCGGGTACGCCTTGCGGTGGACGACCTGACCGCGATTCGCGGCGACCATTCCGACCAGGAAGGCGTCCTGGTCGATGCCCAATTCCTTCCGCACCGCTGCCTTGATCTCCGGCCTCGGCTTGAACAGCTCCGTATCGACGCCGTGCGGCACGTAGAGCGGCTTCAGCTTGAAAACCTCCATCCACTCCTGCCCGAAGCGGCTCATGGCGATGGGCTGGATGCGCTTGTCCTGTAGGACGTGCAGGATCGGCGGCGGGATCGGGTAATGGTCGAGCGGTGCCCATAGGCCCATCGGAGCGCCGATGTCGTCCTGCCACTCGTCCACCTTGAAAACGTGAGCGTCGGCCAGCGAGATCACTAGGTCGGCGTTGAAGTCCTTGATGTACGTCGGCAGCGCCTTGTTGCCCCAGGAGCCGTCGGCCGGGTAGGTCGTGATCCCCTGGATTTCCCACCGCGCCTCTTGGATGCCGAAGTTGCACATCATGGCAACGTCGTGGCCGAGTGCCTGAAGGCGGCGCAGAAATAGGTTCGTCTGCTCGCCGTAGCCGGAGGGTGCCCAAAATGCGTTGGAGAGCCACAGGATTCTCACGGCTGCACCGTCAGTAGCCATGTGCATCCCAGGAGGGCCGATCCGCCCGGATCGGTGAAGAACCCCCACTCGCTAGGTGGGCCGCAATACGAGTTCTGAACCGTGTTGCCGATCTGCTGGTCGGCGAACAGCGCCGTTCGCACGGCGGTATCTGATCCGGGGTCCATGAGACTGAGCAAGAGTTCCTGCGCTCCTTCGCGGTCGGGGGTATTGACGCGGGCGCGGATGACGAAGCTGAGTTCGCTCACCTGCCCGTAGGCGATGTCGGCGAAGAACGGATCGGCGGGGTACATATCAATCGCAGGCGGGGTCGGATTCCACATCATCGACGGCTCGACCTGAAGGTCCTCAATGTCCGAGAGCGCGTCGAGGAGAAGGTCAGCGATGGCCCGCATGATCGTTGGGGCGTCGCTCATGCGATCCCCCATTCCATCTTCAGCGGAGCCAGCTTTACGGCATGGCGCTCCCAGGAATTGCTCGTGGCGAAGGCGGGTGATTCAACGCCGCCAGCACCGATCAGACCGAACGGTGACTGCGCCTGCTGCCAATGCTCCACGGCGCGTTCCAGACAGACTTCGACTGCGAGCGCAGGCGGATTGGCGTAGGGGGCGTCGGAGTTGCCGACCTCATGGTCGATTTCCCGTGACGCTGCGATCAGGACGCGCTCCAAGGCCGCATGACGAGCCGTGGCATCGACCTTCACCAGCCGAGCCAACTCATCGACGCTGGCGTAGGGCGCGGTGAGGAATTCGCTGTTCTGCGCCGGGATGGACGGAAGGCTGACGTTGCTGCTGCCGTCGGCGAAGATGACGCGATACCAAAGGTCGGCCGTGCTGCTGGCAAGCGACGTGGTGAAGCTCCTGCTCTGAGGGTCGGCCGGGTCCACATCCGTCGGCGAGAGCGCGATCACGTCGATCTGCGTCCAGATCGTGTCGTCGGAGAGCGTGTCGGTGTCGCTCTCCTCAATCCGTACCTCGCTCCAGGGGATCGAATCGAAGCGAGCCGGAGGCGTGTAGTCCTCAAAGGAAATGATCTGCGTCATGTGATCCTCCCGCCGACAGGCACCGCTACGCGCCCCGACTTCCCGAGTTCAAGTCCGAGCGGCGGTTGCTCGCCGAAGTCGATGGTTCCGCTGTCCCATTCCCCGCCGATCACCGTGGCGGCCCATTGGGAATTGATGTGGAAGATCAAATTCATTGCGCTGTCGCCGTACACCAACACCACGCCGTCGGTGACACCGATGTAGTTGAGCGCCATCGACGCGGAGGCAAATGTCTCGCGTGTCGAGGTGGATGCCGGGGTGAACAGGAACCCGGCAATCGGTGGCCCAAATGGTCCCATTCCGCCGAAGATGTAGCGGTGGGTGGCTGTCACGCCGAATGTCGTGCGCGTGCCACTCGTGCTGGCACCGAAATGCAGGCCAAATGCTGACGAACCGAACGCGCCCGAGGCGGTTGTGAGAATCTGGAACAGCAGCGCTGTGGTGGTCGAGTCGAAGGTGGTGCGTACACCCGTACTCGTTACGGCAAACACCTCGCCCATCGCGCTCACGCCGAACGTGCTGCGGATCGCGGATGTCGTAAGGCCGAGATTCAACGCTGTGCTGGTGGAGGCGAATGTATTTCTCCTGCCGCTGGAGGTGGCGCTGAAGTTCAGCCCCGTACTTGTCGTGGCGAACGTCGAGCGGCTGCCCGAGGTCGTGATGCCGACCGAGAGTGCCATGCTCGCCGAGCCGAAATAGGTCTGGAAGCCACCTGTTACGAATCCGTCCGTCGAGACGGAGTAGTTGAGGGACGTGCTGGAGGCTCCCAACCTCGTGCGCGTCCCCGCCGTAGTGATGCTGACCGTTTCCGTCGTCGTGGTCGCCCCGAACGTCGTGCGTACCCCCGAGGTCGTGAAGGTGTCGGTGAGCGCTGTCGCTGTCACGCCGAAGGTCTTTTTGAAGCCCGACGTGACGACGCTGAACGTCTCAGCCATGACCGAGGCTGCGAAGGCACCGAGCCTGCCGACGGTGGTGAAGGTGTCCGTCAGGGCAGTCGTCGTAGCTGCGAACGTCTTTCGCACGCCCGACGTGGTGATCGTGTCGGTGAGGGCCGTGCTTGTCACGCCGAACGTCTTTCGCACGCCGGAGGTTGTGATCCCGTCCGACAGCGAGGTAGTCGTGGTGCCGAAGGTCTTGCGAACGCCTGACGTTGTGATCGTGTCCGTAAGCGCGGTCGTCGTTGCTCCGGTCTGCATCGTGGACTTGAAGCCGACCGAGCAGGTGAGCGCACGAGCAGAGGTCGTCGCCGACCAAGTGACCGTCGCCGTGCCCGACGATCCCGCAGAGCTGGAGCCTGTCTTGAACAGGTCGGACACCTCAACGACGTGCCCGGTGCCCGTCGTCGTTTGGTTGTCGTAGCGCTCGGTGAACGTGGCAACGGTCGAGGTCTGCCCTGACGACTCCAGAATCTTCACGGCGATGCCGACCACGAGCGAGTTGTTCGTGCCTGTGGTGAACGCCGGGATGACGGAGGTGGTCGTCTGCGCCGAGAGATCAGACGAGGCAACCGTGCCATCCAGCGTTGTAGTCGTGCCTGTCCAGGCGAGAATCTGTGCGCCGGACGAGTCACCGCTCGTGCCTGTGGTCAGCCCCGTCCAGGTGATCGTCGGGCTGTCCGTCGCGGTGCCATCAGCAATCCGCGTGAACACATAGATTTTCCCGCCCGAGGCTGTGCCCGAGGCGACCGGGAAGCCTGTCGGCAGGCTCCAGCCGCTCGGCGTCGAGACAGTGGCGGAGTTCGATCTGCTCTCGGTAACGCAGAGCAAGAGGTCCCCAGACTGCCGTGAAGCCGGAGCCGTCGGTGTGAGGCTGGTCGGATTCGCAACATTGTTTGCCGTGAACGAGGACGTTCCGGCTGCACGGAAGGTGGGGTTTGCCACTAGGCGGCTGTGGGGGTGATGGCGACGGTCAGCGAGCCGGATGCGATGGTGAAGGTGTCGCCGACGGCGACCGTCTTGGAGGCTGCGAGATCGTCCGAGCCGAGGAACGTCCCTGCCGATGATGCGGTCCAGAACGAGACGTGCGAGTACGTCTCGGCCGTGCTTACGTTCGTCCAAACGAGATCAGCGTTGGTCGAGATCGAACCTCCCGAGGCTGTGCCGAAGGCCGCCTGCTGTCTCGTCGTATTGCCTGCGGCGGCCGTAGTGCCAGCAGAGCCGGGATCGGCCGTGTGCAGCTTGACCCAGAAGGCTGCATTGCCGCCGTAGGACGTGCCCTTGCAGTAGGCCGTAATCATCGAGTTAGCTTCGGTGTCCTTGATTCCAACTGCCATTGATTCCTCCTCTCAAATGGCCCCGAGGGGGCCGCCCCATTCCTGGCTTTGTGGAAACCGTGGACGCGGGCGGCCCCCTTTTGCGGCGCAGGGGCTTCCTCTCCTATGCGGCTAGGAGAGCTTGACGAACCTCTGCGGATCGAACACCTTGCTCTGGAAGGCACCGATCACGCCGACCTCCATCCCGCCGATGGCAGGCTCGACGGCTCGCATTTCGACGGGTGCCCCCGGCGTCTCTCCGACCAGGAACGCCGACGAGTCGCCGACGATGGCCCGGTTGGTGTCGAAGCCGTAGCTCCCCACGACGCGGAGGCCACGGAAGGTGCCCGTCATCGAAGCGATGTCGAGGTTGCCGACCGCGCTGATGTTGAGGACCTGATCGGTTGCGATGCCCGCGAGGGCGAAGAACCGATTGGCCGAGAGGTAGAGCGTGTTCGTGCGTGCCCGTCCACCCGTGGTGCTGTAGATGGAGCTGATGGCCGCAACGATGGCCGCCGACCACGCCGCGAAGTTCTCCGTCCCGGCCGTTCCGAGCGGCACCGAGATCGTGCCAATGGCCGTGCCGGAGAGTTCGGTGCAAGCGGCCGTCTCGGTCGCACGCCCGTAAGCCTCAGCAGCCAGATCGAACCAAAGCTGAAGGGCGTTCGGGGTGGACCAATTGATCGCCTGCCACGACAGGTCGCCTGCACCCAGGTAGGTGTCAGCCGTCATATCTTCCAGGCTGACCTCCATCTTCTGCGTGCCTGCCTCGGTCTTTTCAGACCCCTGCTTCAGCACCTCGGGGCGCTGCCCGATCTTCGGGTAGGTCAGCTTGCCGCTGGACAGATCGACCCGGCGAGCGGTCGTGACCACGGGCCGGGAACCGTCGATGATGTCCATGATCTGCGCCATGTGCTGCGGCGGGAGCAGACCTTCGATGTCGCTCGTTGTGGTGTTCTGGACGGTGCGCTGCAACCGCTCCATCGCCTGCTCTCGCACCTGAGTAGCCCCACCGGGGCCATCCACCTGCGAGGCGATGAGATCGAAGCGGCTGAGGATCACGTCGCGGGCGTAGGCCGCATACGTGCGGTACACGACCGGGCCGTCATCGCCGAACTCCACGAGGCCCGTCCCGGTGCCGAGCGATGAGCCGTTGCCGCCGCTCTGATCCTGGCGACCACGAAGCACGGCCGAGACATCCCTCGCCCCGTCCACGCGCTCCAGGTCGTCAGCGAGCATCCCGATCTCCGTCTCCAGCTCGGTGAGGTGGGTGCGGTGACGAGAAAGCTGCTCGGCCTCGTACTCGGCGAGTTCCCGATGCTCCTCCTCGGCGAGTTCGATGATGTCGCCGATCTTCTCCTCGGTGCGGGAACGCTCGTCGGCAAGCCGCTCCAAGCGCATCCGCGTTACGTTCACAAGCCCTGACACGGGTTGTTCCTCCCTTTCGTTCTGTATGGGCTTCCGTGGCGGGTGTCGCTTGCCTTCGCGCGGGGGTGTCGCCATTCGCAGCGATGTGCCCGTGTCCGAAAGGCGGCGATGTGCGCCTTTATTTCTTGCGAACTACAACTGCCTGCATATAAGTAGATTACGGGGTTCACGTCAAGGGGTATTTCTGCGTTTTGGCCTGGTTTTGGCCGAGTATTTCTCCAGCTCGCTAGCCCCCGGCCAATGCCCGAAGGCCGTCGGGCGGTGTCTTGCCAGCCGCCGCGTAGTAGCGGAGCAGCTTGCGGGCCGCTGATGCCCGCATCGCCGGAGTGACATCGGCGAGTGGAGTGCGAGCGCCTTCCAGGGCCGCAGCAGCAGGCCCGAGAGCATTGACGTTCAGCGTCCCATCCGGCTCCAGCACAGGGACAGAGCAGCGTTCTTTGACGCTGGCATCCCCGCCACGGTCGATCAGCGTGGCCCGCTGGTACTCCTCCTCCGTGTACCGAGAGGCCGATCCATCCCACGGCTTCTGCGTGACAGCGATCCGCTTCAGCGGCCGATGCGGTGACACGGCCTTGCCGCGAGCCATGCCCACGAGCTGCGGCGGCGGGTCGATGAGAGCCTGGTTGTAGTAGCGCATGAGCATCTGCGCGGCCCGCATCTTGATCGACGTGGACAGTCCTCGGAGCGCTCCCCGCTGAAGAATCGCCACGGCAGGCTCCAGGGCGTTCATGTTGATCGCCCCGTCCGGCTCCAGAACAACGAGATCGCACCGTTCCTTTGCAGGTGCATCGCCGCCGCGATCCACCAGGCAGGCAGCCTCGTACTCCTCGTCCGTGTAGCGATCCGGGTCTGGGTTCCACGACCCATGTGCGATGGCCGTGCGCTTGATCGCATGGATGCCGAGTGCTTCCAGCCGCTCCGTTAGCTCTGGATCGGCGTGCGGGACTTCGATGTCGGCGAGGACGGGCGCGGCTCGTACAGCCACGACCTCTGCGCCCTGGAAGGCAGGGAAGCGGCAGAGGCTCACCTTGTCGATGTGAGCGCGGAGCCGCTGCATGATGCCGCGCTCGTTCTTGCGCGACTTCAGCGGGATGTATTCGACCGACATCCCGGTCAGCAAGCCGTCGTTCACCATCTGGAGCGCCTTGTCTCCGTCGGCGTTGTCGTGAACACGGAAGCTGGCCCGCAGGAAATTGGCACCCTCGTCGGCGAGTGAGACTCCATGCCCAACGATCCCGCGCAGCCCGCCCTCATGCTCAAAGTTGAGCCACACCTTCACCTTGTCGGCTGCCCTGGTCTGCTTGTCGAACGCGCCTGGTACGAACTCCTCCATGTACGGGATGAAGAACGGCGGATCGGCCACCTGCGCCGGGGTGTTGTAGGGAACGATGCGGGCGTCGATGGTGCGACCATCGCCCTGCTCCATTTCGACCGCGTACTCCCGTGTGCGAACCGTGCGCTCCAGCGCGTCCTCGGGCGGGTCGGTCGGCGGCGTCTCCTCGCCGGGTTCAGCTTCCGGCTCCGGCTCCGGCGTCGGCTCATCCTGCGGCTCGGCTTCCGGGTCGATGACTGTTTCGCTCATGTGAACCTCCTCACGGGGACAGCACCCCTTCGACCACAGCGTCCTGAGCCATAGCGGGCCGCAGCGGTTGGACGTTGGTGTTGGAATTTGCGACGGCAGGCGTCCTGAGTTCATCGACAGCGCCTAGCTCATCACCCTGCTCTAGCGGCGGAAGCCGCAGGACGGCCGCGCGGTACTCGTCCACAGTGACCGCGCCGTCAGCCAGCAGTTGCGACCACGCCTTGACCAGCTCCGGCAGCGGCGGGGCGAGAATGTCGCGGGCGTCGAATTCGACCCAGGAGCCGCGCGGCAGCATTTGGGCCGAGAGCGCTTGTGAGATACGGAACTGCGCTGGCCGCAACTCCGTGCGCCACCACTGTTCGATCAACATATCCGGCGACTGATAGGTCAAGCTGCCCTCCAGCGGCATCCCGAGCAGGAAGGGCGGGACACCGAAGGCCGAGGCGATGACGCGAGCCTCAAACTGCTGCGCGTCGAGGAGCAGCAGGTCCTTGGGCGAGAAAGCAAGCTGCTCAAATTCGATCTCGGGCGGAAGGACTGCGGGGAGGCCGCGACGGACCGCTGAGGCCAGCGCCCACTGATTCTGAATTCCCGCCGCCTGAGCCTTGTCGATCTTGTGACCTTTTTGCAGCTTCAAGACGGCGTGCGGAACGGACCCCTCGCCGACCATTACCTGCCCGAGTTCGCCAGCCGCGAGCGAGGCCCACAAGTGCGGGGCATAGGAGCGGAGGGCGCTGGTGCCCCGCAACCCTCCGCGCGGATCGCGGGTGATCTGCACCACGCGCGACGAGTCGAGCAGGGTGTTGCCCGAACGGTATTTCCTCGTCCCGTCAGCGTTCTGCTCGACAGAGATCGGCTCCGGGTTGAGGACGGTCCAGCCGGACGGCAGGCCGTTCGCATAGGTCGAGGTGACGTAGAGGAAGGCGTCGCCCCATCCGTACATCGACCATGTGGCCGCGAAAACGGCATCGCCGATGCCGTTCGGATACCAAATCGGATCAGGATTCGATACCCAGGCGGGCGTCGTGGTGCCGAAGAAGCGCAGGGGCATGGAGGCGATCTCCTGGCAGCAGAGCTGCATACAGCGATTCGCCACCCACACGCGGTCGATCAGGCGCGGTGTGAAGCCCGTGCCCTTCAGCGTCTCCCAGAAATTGTGCATCTGGGTGTCCCAATCGACGGTCGTGTCCTGGCGCTCTAGGGTGTCGTCGCGCTTGAACGTCGGGAACAGATCACCAAATTTCAATCGGGCCACCACCCTCCGGCATTTGCATAGCGGCCCACAGCGCTAGCGTCGATGAGACGAGCGGGCTGATGTCCACGTTGGAGTCCTTTCTCGACCAAGCCCATGCGTCTCCGAGCGGCCTGGTCGCAGCGCCCTTGATGGCGTTGCGGAGGTCAGCGCTGCCAAGGTGCCGCAGCGTCTTTTCATTCACGGCGTCGAGCAGGAGGCCGCAGGCTTGTCCATGCTCGGAAGCGGTCATGCCTTCGATCAGCACGCCCGCCTCCTCGACGGCGTGCATCATCGACCCGGATGGCCCGAAGGTGTCGCAGACGACCATGTGCGGCTCGTGGTCATCGACGTACCTACTGAGGGCATCGGGAATCCAGCCCGTGCCGTTCTTCTGCGCGATCACCTCGACGTGCCATTGCCCGTCGGCGTTACGACCAGCAGCAGCGATGGACGCCTTGCGCTCCGGTGAAATGTCGTAGGCGAGGCAGACGGGGTTGAGCAGAACGGAGTTCGGATCGGCTAGCTCGTCCCACTGTTCCAGCGGGATCATCGTGACCGTTACCTCGTCGGTGCGCGGCCAATCGCCGACGTTCAGACGCTCGACGGCGAAGATGCGTCGCTCGACTGAGCGCTGCTCGTGAGCGATGTGTTCGGGTCGGATGCGAATGTCGAGCGCCGGGTTTGATTCCCGCCACAGCGTTTGGTCCACAGCCAAATCGTCTGTTATCTCGGAGGGATTGTCGAAGTCGAGCGACCACTCGGCATAAACGAGCGAGGGGTCGTTGCCCTCCTGACCACGTTCACGGAGGCGGGCGAGGACGACCCCGTGTTCATGGACGAGCTGGTCCACCGCCGACCCGCCGTACCAAACCTGCGGATCGGGACGTGCAGAAAGCGTTGGTAGGAGTGCCCCCATCGCCATATCAGGCAGGAACATGGCCTCGTCCAAAATGAGGAGGTCGCAACTGAATCCACGGCCGCCGCCTTTCGTTCGTGTCCGGTATCGGATGCGGTTTCCATTCGTAAGTTCGACCCCCTCCTCGCCGTGCGAGCGCCGAATCTGCTTGATCTGGCGCTCCAGCTCGGGCGTGTCCTCAATGTAAGAGAGCAGTCGGCGGAACGCCTCCAGCGAGGTGTCGAATTGGTGCGCCGAGTGGATGACGAATTGGTCCTTGAGCAAGAACAGGCTGGCTAGCTCGCGGGCCTCCTCGATAGCGCCTTTGCCGTTCTGCCGGGGGACGACGCACCCGACTTCAAAAGCCGCCCACCTGCCATCGTTGCGTCCACAGCCATGAATCAGCATGAACTCCTGCCACGGGTCGAGCTTCAGGCCCGCGCGAGCGGCGAGGTCGATAGCCTCCCGGCCGAACGAGTCATCGTCGTACTCAGGCCATGACGCGATGCGGGGCGGGACATATGGCGGTGCGGCTGTTACCACGCTCGACTCACCTTCAGGTGTCGGGAGTTCGTCTTGTTCGCTGCTGCAATCAGGTTGCACCGCTCATGTTCTGGCCCTGAGTACGTGCTGCGATCATCGGTGTGTCCCAGATGCCATTTCTGGCCTGGTCGAATCGGCTTCTCACAGCGCGGGCAGATCACCGTCCCTGTGGCAACCAGCGGTGCGAGACGTTGGCGCGTCGCCTGATGCGTGCGACCGTATCCCCGCGCCGCTGCGCTTCGCAGGTGCCGCCTCATTCGTCGCTTGACACCTTGACGCCCGAGCGCTTCGGCCTCGGCGCTGGTTCCTCGGCTGCGCCTTCCTCCTCGGCTACGCCTTCCTCCTCGGCTGCCTCCTGTACCGCTTCCAGCGCTGGCTTGTCCTTGTCGTACTTTGTCGCGGTGACTGCAAATTCCCCCGCCTCGCGGCGCTCTCTATACGACGGCATTTCGTCCTCCTACGGGTGAATCAGGGCAGAAGAAAACCGCCTTGCGGCGGTTGGGGGGTGGCTTTCGCATGGGCGTGCGTGCGTGTGGTCGCACTCCACGTTGTCAAGACAGTAGCCTAGCGAATAGAATTATGCAATCGCACGGCCAGGTGCGGCCGGGTACGGCAGGGCGCAGTAGGGCCAGGTCAGGCATGGCAGGGTCAAAATCTCTGCCAAATATGGATACCGGATGGCGTTGGGGAAATGTCACCGCCTTCGCCGCCTTCAATGGTTGTCGGTGGGACACTGACGGTCCCTCCGTCGGGAGAAGGCCCACCGCCGAAACTAACGCCAGGAGCAGCAGTACCACCACCAGGCCCGATGGGGATAATGGTGCCGCCAATGGTGGGGCCGAACACGATGTACGGCGTGTTGAACAGCACGACGTACCAGCTCGCCCCAATGAAATAGGTGCCGTCATCCCAAACGGTATCGGGGCCGTCGATGTCCAGGTTGTTCGGCAGATCGACCACGGGCACGCTGTCGAACACGACGCCATTGCGGTTGATGAGGATTTGGGCGTAGGTCGCGTCGATGCCGAAGCCCGTGTAAACGTAGGCATAGTTGTGCCAATCCCACGAGGCCCAATGTGGGACACGGCGGTTGCCCTGGCGCACGGCGAGGCAGCACATGGGCCAGCCTTTTTCGTCATATCCGCCGTGCCCGGACCCTCGCGTGAAGAAACGGTCGGTTTTTGGGAGCGTCACAGTGGTCCAGGCGACCGGATTAGGTGTAGGCACCGCAAAGCCAGCGACATCGCTCGCGTCAGGAGCAATGCCCGTGACGAGCGGCACGGGATCATCCCACTCGCCGTTCACGCTGCCTGTGAAGGTGTCATAGGTTCCCGTGGTATCCACGACGATCCCGTTAGGGTCCGTGAATGTCACATCCGCATCGCTCGTTGAGACACGCTTTAGGCCGAACCAGGACTGAAGGGACACGCTCCGAGGCCCGAGATCAAGCACGCTCGCCTCTGGGTTTGTGAAGCGCACAACAGCCACATCGCCCACGTCGATGTCCGTGTCGATGCGCGAGGGATTTGACAGGGCTGCGGGGCAATCGTCTGAGGTGGTAGCGGGCGCAGCGATGGCGTTGGGCTGCGGCCCATCCGTGCGACTACTGCCCGTCGTGCCTACCCCGGCATCGAACACGCCGAGGACTTCCGTGACGTGCATTGGGTAGCGGTCGCCAGAGAGGTACGCCTGCGAGCTGTCGAAGCAGATCAGCCAGCCTGGATAGGTGAAGCTGCCCGTCGAGTTGATGTTGGCCGTGAAGCTGTTGGCGATGGCCGAGCCAGCCGTGATCGCCTGGTCGTAGGTGTCATCCCAGGTGGCGTCGTCGCCAATGCTGTGACCGACGGCGGTTGTATTACTGAGGGCGCGATGCCATACCCGATAGACGCCCGCAGATGTCTGCCGTAGGCCGATCACCTCGCTGCCGACTGTGACTACGAATCCGGCGTCACTCGGCCAGCTTCCATCACCAGCTACGTGAACGATTCCGTCAGACGATGAAATGTTGCGTGTAAGCGTGGCCGTTACGCTCATGCCGTTCGGGGCGAGGCGCACACCGAATACTTCGCCTCCATTACCCGGACCACCATATCTAATCGCTGCGTCGTAAATCGTGAAGATCGCCCATACGTGCGTGCGCGATGCAATGAATGGGACATCAATTTCCGGTTGCGTGACTAGCGGCGTATAGACGACCGTGACTGAACCGATAAACGGGACCGCGACGTATCCCAGAAACGTCAGCGCATAGACCGTCGTAGTGCTGGAAATGAAGCCGAGCGGGACGATCGGTAACGTCGGCGTATAAACGACGGTGGTGCTGGCGATGAATGGACAGGGAAGCTGCGCGTTGTATTTGAGCGCATAGAGCGCCGTTACGCTGTTGATAAACGGGATGTCTTGGATGTAGCCATTTAGCCCCGGTGTATAGACAGCCGATACGCTTGCGATGAACGACGGTAGGATGATCCCCGCGTAGGCGAAGTCGTCCACACGGGCGGCGGTGCCCGTGTCACCAATAATCATTCCGGTCTTGGCGTTTCTCGCGGTCGTATCATCGACCGCTCCGAACATTCGCCAAGCGCCGCCCGTTTTCCACCAAAATTCCAGCGTATCGCCGAGCGTTTTCATGCCGAGGAGATCGCCTGCGGCAAGGCCCGGATATTGGTAGATAATCTTCGGCTGGCCGATGTCCGAGCCAAGGTTGCCGCCCTGCGTATAGGCGACACGCACCGATCCAGGGACCCCTGAGCGCGGCTCAATTGTGACCGTGTAGCCGTTCCAAGTATTGCCAGCGCCTTCGCCGGAGAAGTGAGCGCCGAACCCGATCTGCGCTGCGGCGTTCACGGGCGGTAACACCGCCACCGTGACGTAGCCCTGGAAGTCGTTGGCTGGCCCGCTTCGCTCCGACCCGCGTGATAGAGCAGCCGATACGGTGCCCACCCGGTTAGTGACCAGCTTCAGCCCTGAGGCGTCGATTTTCGACCAGGGTGCGGCGAGCGGGTTCTCGTCTGCTCGCGTGAAGCTGTCTAGAACACCCGCGTCCGGGTCGGGACTGCGCGTGTATTCGCGGATCGCAACGAATACTTGCGTGTTGGTGCGAGCAGACGATGTGTTGTTGGTTACGTCCACCGTGTCGCTGGTGAGCGTGGCGATCCTGAAGCCGCCGAGAACGCTCATGTTCGTGTTGTCCACGCCACCCGTTGTCCCGTCCACGGTGAGCTGGGTGTAGTCGCTGTCCCAGGTGAACGAATCCGTGCTTGGCCCTGCGCTACCTAGACAGTGGAGCAGCAGATATTCGCGTGAGGGCAGGCTGGACAGTGAGATCGCGGCGGGGTCCTGGCCTGAGCCACCGTTGAATCCATTATTCGTCGCCTTCTGGACAAGGCAGATGTCGGAGGTGCCGAGCGAGAACCGACGGGCCGAAATCGCCTTGGCCGTTCGTGCAGTTACCGACGTGCAAGTGATGGTGCCCCCCGACGACAACTGAGCCTCCGCGACACTCCCGAAGATGCCGCACTCAGAGCCGTTCGCTGCCGCAGTCCCCCCGACGTACTGACCGAGGTAGCGATAGAAGTTGCCAGCCGAGTCGGTGACGTAGTGGCGTAGCCCGTCGAACCCCGACGTATCGGTGTTGTCCCACGCCATCATCACCACGATTAGGTCGCCGACATTGACCGTTTGGCTCGTAGTCAGCGCGACAGTGGTGCCTGAGGTCTTGCTGTTAGCTGTGCCTAGACCACCCAGGTCGGCGAACGCCATGACGTTCGCTCGCTAGGCGATAGAGAACAAGCCGGAGGCGTTGAAAACCACGGTGATGTCGCCGCCGTTGGGCGTGAACGACGTGACATCAAACACCGCTACGAGCCGTGAGGTCGAGTCCGTCCCCGTGTCGGCGTAGAGAATGACGTGAGTGAAAGCCGAACCGCTTACGGCCGAGACGGTGATGTCGTTCGCGTCGAACACACCGTTCGTGGTCGTCTTGCCAGCGAGGTTTCCCGAGCGGGCAATAATCGACCCGCCCGTCAGATCACTGACGAACTCCCAGGTAGTTGTGATTGCGGCCGAGTAGAACAGAATCTTGATGTTGTTGGCCGTCATATCCACGGCAGTTGAAGCACCGAGGATGTGGCCCGCGCCCTTCGGGAAAAGCTGACTAGCCATGAATCTGCTCCTCCACGTCTCGTGTAGCAGCGGTGGTCAGGTTGCCCGCTTCGTCAATTTCATATTGCGCGTCTCCGACCTGTGCGACCAACGGACCTGAATCGCCGGGGTCGCGCCGCGTCACGGAAATTGGCTGATCCGCGTTGGCTGCAATTAGGAAGTCGAGAGCGCTTGACTCGACATCAGACATCTGGATGCGGCCCGGTTGCAGCACTTCCGCCTGAAGATACACCGTTTAGGCGGCGAAAATTCAATGGCATGACAGCCAGGTGTATTATCGGCCGTGGCGACGCACGATGGACACGGCGAGCGGGTTCGGCTTGATCGCCCGGACGCGCTTCGTTCGCAGGCAGCGTTCTAGCCGGGGCGCGGGTAGCACCCGCCAGGGCATCCTCCTGAGGCTCCGGCTAGAGGCCGTGGCGGAAGGGCCGCCGAAGCGACCCTTTCCGCGCTTGTTCCCCTCGACACCCGGACCGCGGGGCTTTCCCACCCGCCTCCGGTACGCCGCGCACTTCAGGCGATTGCGACCGAACTTGCGGTTCTTCCGCGTCGGCTTCGCCTTGTGCGGCTTCGATTCGGCCAAGTGGCCTCACCTCCTGTTGAGGGCGAGGCCGAGCGGGGGTGCGCGACTTCGCCCTAAAGGGCTGGCAATCCGGTCATGCCGGATATGCGCTCAGAGGTGAGGCGAGTCGTCTTGAACATCTACGTGAATGGAAGCATACCCAAAAACACAACCGCCCCCACAAGGGGGGCGATTAGTGCGGGAGAGGGGATTGCCTACCCCCAAGACCTAGACCAATGGCTTTTCCATGAGGCCTGGTTCAGTCTGCCTGACTCTCGGCGGCTCGTAGCTCCGTCGCTAGATGGTGTCCACCTACCTGCCGTGGCCCGAGGTTTCCGGCGAGCGCTTGCTACACGCCTCCGGCCTACCCTTCACTCCTAGCTCGTCAGCACCTTCCCTACCTCGTACCCCTGGTCACAGGATACGTCGTCGGGTCAGTCACTCCCTGTCCGATTGAGGGGGCGACCCCCGACCGAACCGTTGCACCCTATAGAGCTGGCGTGGTAGAAGTCAAGTCGCAACACCCCGTAACGCCCGTCACACCCGCAACAGGAAGGAGCAACGCATGGGCGAAGAAGTAGCCAAGCAGCCGACCTACGAGGAGCGTCGGCTAGCCGCCAAGGAACACGCAGCGAAGGTCATGGGCGACGCGACGGCCGAGAATTTCATGGCCGCCGCACAGGATCACACGCTCGCCGATGAGTACCGCGACCTCGTGGAGTGGTACACGGACGCCTATGACGCGGCGATGATCGACACCTATCACGACGATCCGGCCGCTCCAACGGCGGCGCTGCAATCCATCGTGCGGCGGAAGGTACGTGAGACGCAGCCGCAGAAGTTCGACCGTCTCCGCGAGCTGGAGCGTGTGATGGAGCGCCAGCACAAAACGAATCAGAATATGTCGTCTGCTGCTTTTGCGACCATTACGGCGCAGAAGCTAGAAAGTGAGTGGGTCGCATGAAACTGTACGAGTACGCGGTCATCCGCGACGAAAAGGAAGATCGGGACGGTGAGGTTGTGCAGGAGGCGAAGATCGTTGTCGAGCCGACCGCCGTTCTAGCCCGAGACGACGCGCAGGCGCAGCTCTTGGCCGCCCGTTCGATTCCCGAGGAGGAAATCACGAACGGCAACCTGGACCGTATTTCGGTCGTGGTGCGCCCTTTCTAGGACGGGCACCACTCGCAGATACGGCGAAGGAAATGGAGCATGACGGTGGCTGGACCTACGTGGAGCCTGCCGTTACGACCGGAACCGACATCACGAAGTTTATGGGTGGCTGGACGAACGTGAACAGCACGAGCGGACCGCTGATCGCCACATCGTCCGTGCCGAACGTGATTTGGCAGAACACGAGCAGCAACGCCACCTACGCCTCGGCGTCGAACATCATCACGCCGGAGGGCAAGACGTTGAAGCGCACGGGCGCTGTCTATACCTAGTCCTGAAACGACGAAGCGCCCCGGCCACTGAGGAAGGACCGGGGCGCTCTCGCCACTGAAGGGGCAAGGCATCGACCGAGAAGGAAGCTGCGCCTGCCGTACCGCAGTCTATACGTCCTGCGTCTCGTCCACCTGCTCCGCATCGGGCCAGAGCTTGCGGGCCTGCTCAACCGCATCGACGTGCCGTGCGTAGCCTTCGCTGGAAGCGACGACCTCGCCGTTGGCCGCGAGTGCGCTGAATCGGAACTCCCCCGCCGCGTCCGAAAAAATGCGGACCCTCAGAGGTTGCTCCGCGCCTTCGCTCACGCCGCCGCTTCTGCTGGCTTGCGACCGCGCTTCTGGCCGCGCTTGCCCTTCGACGCCATTTCCTCCACCTCGGACGCAGCCACGTCGAGCGTGACTCGCCCCCGGCGTGCGTCGGGGTACGTGATCGCAACCTGAGCTTCCTGCCCCGGTGCGATTTGCTCGCCAGAAAGGTCGCTGACGAGAACAGTTTGCCTTGCCATATTTCACCTCCAGCGATAATTCGTTTACGCCGCTTTGCAGGAGTTTACACCAAAAGCGAGAGGTAATTGTTCCGAGCCGCGCCAAGCTGCGCCTTACCGCACCGGGCCGAGCAACTGCGCTGCCATGCCCCGTTCAGGAATTAGCCTCGCCCTGCCTGCCGTGCCTCGCCGGGACCAGCCCCGCGTGGACCAGCCAAGCGCAAACCCGC